AATTGGCGAACTGGCTGGCGCAGTGCAGAGGAAGCCTGTTACACTGAGGATGTGGGAGTCAAGTGGGTGGATACCCAAGTCAAACTGGAGATCACCAACCCCACAAGGAACGCAGATTCCCGGCAAGACGACCCGTGGCCGAAGGCTGTACAGCAGGTCACAGGTAGAGTTGGTGGTCTCAGCAGTTGAGATGTTCAACATCAACGACCAGCGTCGTGCCGATTGGGCAGCGTTCAGAGAGCACATCAAAAAGCACTGGCTAGACCAGTAACTCCGCTAGACGGAAACACACAAAGGAGATACGCCATGATTAGGCGTCCAGCAAACACAAACAACACTCGCAACGACGAACGCGATGATGACGACGACGAGCAAGAGTTCAAGAAGCGCGACCGCAAGGTTGACGATGATGAAGAGGACGAGGAAGAGAGCAAGCCTCGCCCGTCAGCAGCCGGTAAGGTGATCAAGCGTGGCTGGGCAGCCGCCGACTCCCTTCAGTCGAAGAACTCGCCTTACGCCCAGTCGCTCAAGTTGAGCGAGAAAGCCATCATCGTCAAGTTCATCGAAGATGAGCCGTACGCGTCGTTCCGTCAGCACTGGGTGGAGCGCAAGGGACAGAAGTCCTTCGTCTGCATCGATGGGATTGACCCCAAGGGTTGTCCGCTCTGCGATGCCAGCAACCGCCCCACCGACCGCTATTCGTTCAACGTAGTGCTGCTGTCGGCAGGCGGCGATGACCCCGTCATCAAGTCGTACGATGTGGGTGGCCGTGTCATCGATCAGTTGCGTAACTTCCATCTGGACGACAAGCAGGGTCCGCTCAGCAAGCACTACTGGGCGATCAGTCGCAGCGGTACCGGTCCTCGCGCCTCTACGAACCACCAGATGATTCGTGAGCGTGACTTGTCTGACTACGACCTTGAGGCACTGTCGGATTCGGACATCCGTGCCCTTCGCAAGGATGCGTACGATGAGTCCATCGTGAACATCCCAAGCCGTAAGGAACTCTTGGAGATTGTCGACGAACTGTGATCGGTAACGACTCACTGAGCAGCGGGAGGGTAACACCTCCCGCTGTTTCGTCTCTAGACGAAGTCCATTACATCGTTGAGAAGATCCGTGAGCACGGTGAGTTTGTGTTCGACGTAGAAACCCGTGGCAACGTGAGTAGGCACCCCGAGGTATCGTCACGCATGGAGGCGGAGTGGAGCAAGCACTTAGCCTCTTTGCGCACGGAGTCTCCATCAGTCATTGCCAGGTCTCGCTCTGCCTTTGAAGAGGAGTACAAGTCAGAGGTTGCTCTTGACCAACTCCTGAACGAGGTGTTCTGGATCGGCATTGCTCTGCCAGGAGAATCCTGGGCTATCCCGATGGGCCACAAGAACGGTGAAGTACTCGTTCCAGAAGAAGCCGGTGACGGAACAACTGTTCCACCTCCCGGCTATAGGAAGGTGCTTCAAAGCGGTAAAGAGTCTATGGCTAAGGCTAAGTACCGCATACCAGCACAGTTCAGCCCACCACCTGAGCAGTTAACCCGCTCAGACGTGTTCGACGTTCTTCGTCCCGTGTTCTTGGACGATTCGATCACGAAGATCGGCCACAACATCAAGTTCGATGCACGGTCTGTGGCTAAGTACATTGGGCAGATCCCTAATGGGCCGTTTGTCGACACCATGATCATGCAGTTCGTGCTTGACGAGAACCTGATGACGTACAAGTTGGAAGCCTTGATTGCTAACAACTTCGATGGGCATGATGCGTACCGTGGTGAGAAGTTGGGTTCACGAATCGACACAGTCTCATTCTCAAGTGCCTGTAATTACGTACACCTAGATGTCAGGTGGACGTGGATGCTCTACAAGAGGATGCTTCCGAAGATCACATCAAGTGAGTCGCTCAGTACAGCGTTTTCCTTGGACATGGATGTCATCGAAGCACTCATGCACATGGAGCACACTGGTATTGAGGTTGACGCTGACAGGATGCGTGCTCTTGGGGTTGAACTTGACCACAGGAAGCAATCTGTGCTGATTGATATCGGAAAGTACGCATACAAGGGGTTCAACCCTGACTCCAACAAGGACAAGCAGGCGCTGCTCTTCACTCCAAAGGATGACGGTGGTCTTGGGCTAAAGCCAGTGAGGGTATCTGAGAAGACAAATGCCCCGTCTGTAGACGAGCAGTCACTGTCAGCACTTAAGCAGAAGCACCCGATTGTTCCGCTTTTGATGGAGTGGCAGGAAATCACAAAGTTGAAGGGCACGTACGTAGACGGACTACTTCCCCGTCTCAGGTCTGGTCGCTTGCATCCTGACTTCAACCTGCACAGGGCCAAGACCTCTCGCCTGTCTGCCAGTAACCCGAACCTTCAGAACATCCCCAGAGAATCCTCACTACGAGAGTTGTTCGTAGCGAGTGAAGGCGAAGTGTTTATCGACGCTGACTACGACCAGATCGAACTGCGCGTCTTCTGCATGTACTCAAAAGACCCAGTGATGAGCAGGTACTTCATCGATGGGATTGACATCCATAAGGGTGCCGCAGCGGCGGTCTTCAACAAGTCCGTTGAAGACGTGACCAAGGACGAGCGACAGATCGGAAAGATGGTCAACTTCTTGACCGGGTTCGATGGTGGCGCACAGAAACTGGCCGACAGCGCAGGCGTGTCTATCTCTGATGCTAGAAAGTTCATCGACCAGTACTACCGAAAGTTCCATGTTCTAGCAGCGTGGAAAGAGGACGTGCGGGCATCAGCCAGGAAAAAGGGATACGTTGAGACACTGGCAGGACACCGAAGGCGGCTTCCAGATATCATGTCATCAAACGCCGAGTTGCGATCCAGAGCAGAGCGTCAAGCGGTAAACTCAAAGATTCAAGGTTCCGCAGCAGATATCTGCAAGGAGGCGATGGTCGCTGTGCACAAAGCATTCTCTGGTACAGACGCCAGGCTTCTTGTTCAGGTGCACGACGAACTTATCTGCGCTGTACCAAAGGACAGCGCCCATGAGTACATGGAAGTGCTCAAGACGGCGATGGGTCATGGTGTAGAGATCAACGGCATCCCACTTGTGGTCAGTGCTGCAATCGGTCCATCATGGGCAGAGGCAAAGGAGTAACCGTGGACGAAGATGACGACATCTCATTTGCCCACCGCAAACGGTCGTTTCTGCTCAATCTATCCGTGCAGGACGGCAGGTCATTCACCGAGTTTGCAGGAATGCAGCCAACTTCTCCTGATGTTGCATTGAAGGAGATGGAAGACGTGATGCGGTACTGGGCGACGTTGCGCATTGCCGGTGTCACTGATTCCATTGAAGAATCAGCGCAGTGGTTTGCTGACACGATGCAGGCAGCGAACGGCATGGGCGATACAGACACGGTTGTTGCGTACGCTCTAGTGGCATCGTTTGCCATGTCGGCAGTGATCAAACTTCTAGATGAGAAGTTGGTGTCACTAACCCACCCAGTGGATGTAAAAGTGCTCTATCTAGGAGATCAGAAGTGATGAATGGGGGTCAACATGTCATCTGATTGGTGGGCTTCAAAACTTAGGTCAGATCAGCCGACTCAGCGTGCGCAGCAGCCAACGTACCCTGCGAGCAGCAGTAGGCCGCTTATCAACACCAACGCTCAGCGTATGGCGCACGATGAGCAGCCAGCAAGACCAACGTACACTGACGGGAAGATTCCCGTTATGGATGCGATCAAGCAATGGAAGGGAACGAAGGCCGCTCAGGCCATCGATTCGTGCCCGTCCTGCGGTGGCCCTCATGTGTTTGCCATTAGAGAAGGCGGCATCAACGGGGCAAGCCCAGCACCCAGGTGTTACGAGTGCGGGTGGAATGGCGGCAAGTTCATCCAAGGCGATCAGTCGTCGTGGATCTAAGGGAGACATATGTTGCAGGAAATTGACAGCATTATTGCTGACGTAAATAAGAAGTATGGAGATGACACCGTAGTAAAGGGTAGTCGTATCCATAAAGAACTGCCGCGTATTACGACTGGTGTTCTGTCCTTCGACCTAATGCTGGGAGGAGGGTGGCCCGTAAACCAGTGGTCAGAGATCATTGGTAATGAGTCATCGGGCAAGACTGCCCTTGCGTACAAGACCATCGCAGCCAACCAGGCACTAGACCCAGAGTGGACAGCGATGTGGGTAGCGGCAGAGGAGTACGTCCCAGCCTATGCTGAAGCAATCGGTGTCGATCTAGACCGCTTGTGGGTCGTTGAGACCAACGTGATGGAGTACGTGTACGACATCTCTCTACGTGTGCTTGACAAGCGTGCAGTGGACTGCATTGTCATCGACTCGTTGCCTGCGCTCGTACCCTCAGTTGAGGACGAGAAGGAGATGATGGAGATGACGATGGGCCTTGGTGCCCGCATCACCGGAAAGTTCCTCCGCAAGTCAGGACGTGCACAGCGCAGGTCGTTGGTAGAGACCGAGCGTGGGTGCACTGGTTTGATCATCAATCAGTGGAGAGACAAGATCGGTGTCATGTACGGCGATCCGCGCACCACTCCTGGTGGTAAGGCCAAGAACTTCCATTACTTTGCCCGTGTAGAAGTAGCACGTGATGAGTGGATCACCGAGAAGGATGAGAAGGTCGGCCAGTCGATCCGTGCAAAGACCTTGAAGAACAAGACCTACCGTCCCTATCAGGATGCGGTCGTGGACTTCTTCTTTACTGACACGAAGGGGTTCTCCCTTGGGTCATTCGATGTCATCAAGGACATGGTCAACACTGCCATGTCGCTGGGCATCATCAACCGGCGAGGTGCCTACTACTCGTTTGCTGAGCAGCAGTGGCAGGGCAAAGACGCCACATACCAGGCATTCAGGGAAGACCTGGATATCCAGAACGCACTAAAAGAAGCAGTAATCGGAGCAGTACTGAAATGAGCAAGAGTACGTATGACTGGGTTGGTGCGATCATTACCGCATCAGGTAACTCGTTTGACCTGAGTGAACCCAAGGCAGAGCAGGTGTCGCTAGAGGATGTGGCCCAGGCACTGTCTCTCACATGTCGATACAACGGACACATTCCGTTCTTCTACTCAGTAGCAGAGCACTCGTTCCGAGTAGCGCACTGGCTAGAGAACTCTGG